GAAATTTGTTAAAATGTTGTGGCACGAGGACATTTCACGCTCAATTGTTATTCAAGAACATTTTGCGGATGCATACTCTGTTGCTTTTGGGAAAGTTAGCTTTCTGGCGAAATCGCTCGCCGTGGTTGCTTTACCCTACGCGGCTTACAAAATTTATGTGAGTCGGGGCAGCATTGCAGCCAATATGGTAATCGGACCGTATGCTGCAGTAACACAACACCGTCTGCCGAGGGCGCTTCAACGCGCCCTCGTAAACTACACACGAGAAGACCGGGAATTGAAATTGTTTCCACTTGATTCACTCGTGCTAGCTGATAAAGCGCGCAAGAGTGACAATGGACACCCGATTTCCGGAGGGACCCGCGATGTTGCGAGGGAGACCATCACCCACGCCATCAAGGCAGCTGGGCTTCGTCATTACGAAATTAGCCCCGCGAAACAGTCCCCGGCTGAGGCGGTCGAGCACCAACATTATGCTCCCGCAGACCTAGCACGCCCCATTGCAAAAGATGCTTACGGACCAAACGATGCAATCGTCGCGATTGACATCGATTACTATTTGCGAGACCCCTGTCAATATCTGGGGACTGGAAACCCTTTCGTCGCTTACACTTTCAACCCTGTTGATGTGTCTGGCGCGGATGGTGATTCCCACTTTCGCATTGAAGGGAACAAGGTCACGTATGACGTCAGTGGTGGAGGCCGCTGGGCCCACGAAGTCTGGGACTGGTGTGCACATGGAGAATTTCTTGAGTCGAGCGACCAGGGTTGGCTTTCAATGCTGGCCTCCTGGGTGCTCCTCAAGAAAGTACATATACACAAAGTGCACTTTGCTCGGCCATGGGCCAACTCCCCGCACCGCGTACTCGTCTGGTGTTTGCCGCAAGCCAGTTTTTGGCGATTTACCATCTTCCCCACCGACATGCATGTGCGCCAATTGAAGCGCATAGTCTACCAGGACAACGCCCGGCCAGGGTGGAATTCCATCGTCAGTTCAACGGACGATGGCCTGAGGATAAGTTTGGGGAGGGAAGGGGCTGATTATTGCGTTAGCATGGCCAAAGTGCATTATGATGTGCTTATGGGCCTTTCTAGCGCACAGTCCGTCTCCTCCCGGATGATCGGGATGAAATACCATGACCCTAGTATCATGGCAACATTCGCCCAATATTATTCAGGCAAAGCGGCTCAACTGGCAACCCCAGAACACATCGGACGACCCATACACCCAAAAGTCCACTGGCCAGCCCACTACGAAGTAGATGAGGCCGTAGTGAACGCTCGTTGTTATGCGACCCCGCTAGTTACGGACGAAAACATGATGCCCATGATAAAGAGGTGGGAAACCCTCTCAATGTCTCTCGAGCGCCGTGTTACGATTCACCACAACGACAAGACACCATCTCGTCGTATCAAATCTTACGCCATGGAGTTTGTTAATCTCGTTGTTCCAACCTCTGGTTGTGGAGTTCCTTTTTCATTGGAGGACACCGCTGCCTTGTTGGACAAACCGAGTCAAACTCTGGCAATCAAGCAGATTTGGGAAACCGTGGATATGGATCACCGGCGCCTGATTGAGGCTTTTGTCAAGAACGAACCGTGTTTGAAGCCCGGCCGCATCATATCGTCGTTTGCTGACATGCGCTTTTTGCTAAAATTCTCATCATTCACCCTGGCGTTTCGCGACCAGGTGTTGCACGCCGACCACAACGCTCACTGGTTCTGTCCCGGAAACACACCAACAGAACTTGCCAACAAGGTTGTCGACTACGTCAAAAGGATCGATGTCCCTTCTGAAGGTGATTTCTCCAATTTTGACGGTACCGTGAGCCAATGGCTGCAACGGCATGTGATGAATGCGCTCTACTTGAGATATTTTCACCCGGGGGTTAGAAAGGATCTGCAATCCTATACCGACATGCTGATATCTTGTCCCGCTCGCGCAAAACGGTTTGGTTTTGCGTATGAAGCGGGCGTCGGCGTGAAAAGCGGATCACCCACCACCTGTGATTTGAACACCTGTCTCAACGCTTGCCTCCAATATTGCGCTGTCCGCATGACCAACCCAGATTTGAAGCCAGATGAGGCCTTCCGTTCCATCGGACTTGCTTTCGGTGATGATTCACTGTTTGAGCAGAAGTACGCCAAGAAATTTGCCGCTGTTGCTTCTGAAGTTGGAATGATGTTGAAGGTGGAAAAGTTTGACGCCGCCAGTGGCGTGACTTTCCTGGCTCGAGTGTTCCCGGACCCCTACACCACGACCACAAGCTTCCAAGACCCACTGCGCACCTGGCGCAAACTGCACATTACAACTCGGGATCCATTGATTCCACTGAGCAGTGCTGCCATAGATCGCGTCGAGGGGTATTTAGTCACCGACGCCCACAGCCCGCTGACCGGTGCATATTGTTCCATGGTCAAGCGGTGCTATGAGGCCGCTGGTGCAGAGGATCTGCTAACCCGCACGAAGAGAAAGAGCAGTGACAGAGAGAAGCCTTATTGGTTGACCGTAGGCGGGAGTTGGCCCCAAGACCCTGACGACAGCGAACTGATGTTCAATTGCGCCGCAGCACGTACTGGGATGGACGTAGCAGTCCTCCGTACGTTGAACCAGAGATTGCTTGACTGTCAGGATGTATGGTCGGAATTTACTATCAACCGGGACGACCTCCCCAACCCCTACAAGGACACGTTGGATGCTGAGGGCCCTGTTGAAGGCCGAGTGGACGATCGTGTAATTGAAAGTGACCGAAATGTCATGCGCATACGAGCTAATCCAAACTCTACCCACCAGGATCGAAAGGATGGTGGAAGAAACCAAATTAGCCATAACGCAGCTGGAGACGACGGATCCGAATGTCAACAAGGATCTGGAAGCGTTCAAAGATTTCCTAAGCGTGTACTACCTGAAGGCTCACCGCGCC